GATGCTGCCCTGTTCGTAGTATTCATAGGCTCCGATGTCCCATGCTGCACCTTGGGGCCTTGATGTTCCGATAATATCCGTGTTATAGGGTGCCCCGAGAGTAGCACCGTTGTTGACGCATAAAACCCCTGCACCTGTTGGAGTCGGGGTCGGAAATGCATTGATTCCAGCCGTTCCACTCTGCCCGTGAGTTTCCTGCATGGCGTAGGCAGCCTGAAAAGTGGTTAGGGTGTCGTAATAAGTTCCGTCTGCGTAAACAAATTTGCTGCCGATGTCGTAGAGGTTATAATCAAACTCTCCCGCTGAAAAATCATCCATGTCGGAAACATTGAGAGAGATGTGTTCTCCGGTGGTGACGAAGATATTGTTTTTGAAGTGGTAAGTTCCGTTCTTCCCGTCCTCGAAATCTATAGACAACCCCCCCGCGTGACCTATTGTATTTCCGTAAAAGTAAAGCCCGTTCACGCCGTTTGTCATGGAAAAGTTCCTTGACCCGAACGTACTCATATCCACGCCGTTGACGGTTCCGCTGCTGGCATTGAAAATTACGTTTTCGGTGATATATATTTCCTGTTCGTTGGCTTCCTCTCCCCCGGTCACATTTTCGGAGAAGATGTTCTGCGTGTGATTGTATATTTTATTCTTGGAAATCTTAGCGAAGGACACCCCATAGAAACCGTCTACGGGAATAATCGCCCGTATGAACGCTATTCCGTCAGGGTGATTATCGGCAAAATTAGAATCCATGTTGTTATAAATCTGGTTGCCGCTGATCGTGAAATACTGCCCGTGGATATTGACTCCGTCCACAAAGTTGTCGTAAATGAAGCTGTTTCTGATGATGGTCCCGTTTGCATAAGTGGCGTCGGTAGAATCACCGGAAACTATAGTGACGCCCTTAATCCCAGCATGAATTATGCAGTTGTCGATCAGGATTTTCGTGCTCTGCCGGAAGTAGACGCCCGAAGCAGACCCCGAGTCTCCCCCTGCGTATATTTCGCAGTTTCTTACCGTCACCCCCGTAACTTGATAACCATCTATGCCATGATAAGCTTCGGTCCATCCGGTTATTTTTAGCCCGTCAATCGTTGTGTTGTTGTCGACGGAAAATCTACCCTGAACAATAGGAGCGTCCCCGGTATTGTTGATGAACGTCAGGCCGGTTTTTCCTCCCGTGTCTACATTTTCTGCATAAGTCCCTGCGTGAATGATGATGTTGTCACTATTCGACGCTGCGGTAACGGCCTCTCCAATAGTGGAGTAGGTCTGCCCGGAGCCGACGTGACGATCTGCCGCAAGGGCATTTCCTGCCAAGACAAGGATCGCAATGACGATTAGTAGTTTCTTCATTTAATCGTCACATAAAGTGATAGCGGTGCCCATGCTATGCTGTTAGTCACTGAGCTGAGATTGGCGGGGGGAGTGTCGTATGCTCCTGACGTGGCTTTATACCAAAGCGTACCCGTGGAGTTTCTCACCGCTGACCACGCTTCCGTGGTAGAAACAAACAGACACACCCAATAGCTAGATGATGCGATGACACTCCCGCCGTCCATCACTCCCGATTTCCACCCAGCACCACCCGATTCAGCAATCCCTCCAGAGCATCCGATCTTTAGATCGCCGGAACCGGGATTACCCCCGTCTGAGGAGTATACACATACCTTCACACTCGCGCCGCCACTTGCGGCGCTGCCGTAGACATACGCAGTGTCCAAATCTCCAGAGCAATCGGCAGCCGAAAGGAAACACATCGCAATATCTGCTGCACAGGACTGCGACGTTAACTCCGTAGCTCTATTGCCTACCTCGTTGGTAGCCGGGTTGCATCCAGCCGCCGCCGGCCCTCCCCCGCTTCCTCCAAGAATAGCGGGGCTCATGGCGATGGACTTGCTAAAGTCGATAGGCTCAACGGCAAAGCATAGCGAGGGAATCAGCAAGAACAGCAGAATGAATTTCTTCATGGCGTGCTCCTAGTTCGTCGTCCAGGTGCCCTTACCGGTGATACAGACCCATCCGAAGGAAGGCGTATAGATCGCTGCATCGGTATAGGCTACGGTTGTGTTAGCTGCGTTAAGGGCCGTCGTCCCGAAAACAAATCCTCCCGCTTCCGTGCTCATGGCCGTAACGGTGCCGAGTCGCGTATGGGCAGCCTCTACTGCGGGGATGCCTTCAATGGCAAGGGCGGCAGAGTTATAACCCGTCGCGTTGGCGGTAGCTTCTATGGCGTCAATCGTTCCGTTCGCACCGATGTCGAAGGCCACAGCACCGTATTTGTTCTGGGGAATCGTATCGTTACCCGGCGCGGTCTCGGCAACCGCTTTCGAGTATCCGGTCCCAGCGATATCGAACTCCACCGCTACCGTATTCTTGACGCTTGTGTTAGCAGTTGTTCCGATCCCAAGATCGGCTTCATTCTTAAGGCCCGTACCCGACATCTGTTCCGTGTAGCAAGTCAGCGTATCTCCCATCGTCGGGGTGTCTACGCTCACATAAGTCTTTCCACACGTCCCGTCCAGGCACATATAGTCTTGAGGGGAGTTGTCGGCAGTGAATCTCCAGTAGTTCGTCGCGGCAAGCGTCGTGCCGACAAAGGCGATGAAGTTGTAGCCCGCTGCGGCCTGAGGTAGGGTATGGTTTACGTCCGCAAGCGACTGCCCGGTATTGCGAATCACCGTTCCCGACACCTGCGCTGCGGTCAAAGTTAATGCCGTCTTTCCATCCACGCGGGGAAGGGTGGCAAGAGGGGCAGTTAAGGTCTTGTTGGTCAGGGTGTCTGTGGAGGAAACCGTGACGACGTTTACGGTCTCGATGCTCACCACTCCAGGACTCACTCTTGCAAGCGTCGTATCCGAGGCGTGGCCGAGTTCGATGACCCCTACCGTTTCCAGCTTCTTGTTTATCTTGAATTTTACGTTCTTCCCATCGATTGTCGCATACGAGGTAGATGTTCCTGCCTCATGAGCGTAAAGGTCAAGCGTGCCGTTCTCTGCCCCATCGGCCCCATCCACATAACCGCCGACGATCTTTGCAATCTCCTTGTCCGCACCGGGGGCCTGAGTGTCAAGGAAGGAGTCGGTCGGAGAGTCGGAAGACGCCGTGGTGATCCCGCCCGCGCCAGTGGTCAGGCCCGTGACGGTCAGCATGCCGGAAGATGCGTTGTAGGTGATCCCGGCGTCTGTCTTGGGTCCTCTATCTCCCGTAGCGTCTTCAAACAAGGAGACAAAGGTAGTGGTGTCGGCCGTGTCGGCTACGGTGATGGTGGTGGGGACGTAGGTTGTGGTGGCAAGGGTGCCGGAAGCTGGAACCGTGACACTCGATCCTCCAGCCTGTCCCACTAAAATAATGGCTCCCGTGGTAGTCTGCAAAGAAGTATCGATGTTCAGCGCTGCTCCCGCGGCTACGTCGAGGGAGGCCGTGCCGAGGGTGTAATTAAAGGTGTTTGCACCTTCAGTGAGTACCCCTGTAGACCATGCGGGGATAGCCGCTCCCATCTGCCATATCTTCCCCTGCGCTCCTGCACCCGCAATGGAGAGGGTATTGGCTGCACTGAAATAGAGCATCCCGCCTGTATTCCCCGCCATGGCAGGAAGCTTAATGAAGATGCTATCGGCCAGGGCTTCCGGTCCGTAGAGCCTGAAATAATGACTGCCCGCCTCGTCCCCGTCCTCGTAGAAGTCTATGAATCCAGGCGATGTCGTCCCGTTTTTCGTTGCAAGACCTGCTCCGAATGTTTCTTTTCCGGTGAACGGCACGGAGCCATCGGCCGCTATACCAACTCCGGCCGTAATCTCCTCCACGGCAGCCCCGGTGCCCTTGAAGAGCTTTCCATCTCCGGTCTGCTGGCATAGAGTGCCTATGGCGTAATATGCGGCTACGTTACAATCTGCGGCCGTCTGGATGCCGGACGATACGCCACCCGATCCCGGAGGGCCAACGGAAAAGGCGGGGACAGCCATGAATAGAGCGATAACGATTGCAAGGAGTGACTTTTTCATTTTTTTACCCCTAGTTCACGTCGACCTTGGCGTCGAGCTGCAAGGTCTGAGTTGTCCCTCCGGTGAAAGCGATCGTGATCTTCATGCTTGTCGCTTCCCTCGGGACGTATGCCATGGTGACGATGTAATTCCCGGTTGCGCTCAACGTCAGGGTGTAGTTGCCGAGAGTAGTACCGGAGGTGGCCGAGGCAGGCACCTTGTAAAGCGTCGAGCCGAGTTGCGGGATGACGAATTCAATGGATGAGACGGCAACGCTGGTCCCGTCCCCTTTGCCGTATTTCAGGAAGATTTGGGCCGCCCCCTGGTTGCCGCGAATGTTGAAGGTAGCGGTGGTAGCGGTAGCCACTCCCGTCACAGACGAGAGCGTGTTATCCGCGAAGGCGGGGGTAATCGCCATCATAAAAACGGCCAATGCCACAACAAAGACGATCTTTTTCATAATATTCTCCTTCACTCCGTTGACGGGTTGGGCCGCTTTTGGTTCGGGCTGTACTCCCGCCTCACCAGATCTTTTCGTTCGAGTCCAAGGACAAAGAGATTCCAGTATTCCGTCGCTCTGGCCGCATTAAAGGGAGAAAACGCCGCGTCCTTCGCGTAACAGCGAAACAGGATGAAGTTGACTAAGGTGTCCTTATAGACGTCGGAAATCGATATTGCCACTGCGTAACTCGGCCCCGCCAGGGCGGCAACATTGTCGGGAACGGCGGAAAAGACGGCCTCCACATACCCCTGAGATGCCGCCGGTTGCGGGGGAGTGACGTAAAAGTGCCGGGTGTCCTCTTCGTTGTAAACGTAGTGTTTCACGATGGCATTGGCGGTAGCCGAGTGCCAGTCCGGATTGTAGGCGTCCAGAAAGTCCATTCCTACCGGAGTTATCGCAGGCCCCGCCACAAGGCCTGTAACGCCCATGTTGCGGACCAGCCTGAGTAACTGGACGCACTCCTTGATGGTAACGCCTGCCGGGGTTTGGAACGCCGAGGTCCCGTCCGGAACGCTCTGCCTGGTTCCGGCTGCGAGCTTGTAGGTCTCGCTCAGGGTGTAGACGTCGGGCTTGAAAATTACAGCCTGCCGCTGGCCTGCATTGAGGTAGCGGAGCTTTTCGGCATCCGTCCATCGCACCTTGTCGGCATCCAGAAGGACCCCGTCGCACTCGGAAAAAATGTCGCTGGCGAGGATCGTTCCCACTTACTTCCTGCCTTTCTTATCCGGCTGGGCTTCTGAGGGCCCGTTGACCTTCGTGAAGGGTTCGAGTTCGGACTTGGCCTTCTCAAGCTGTTCCTGGAGATCGAGGTTATCAGTCTCCAGGCGTTCCTTGAAGGCGTCGAAGGACTCCGCTTTCTCCTTCAACTCCTTGTTCTCGGCTTGCATCTTAACCAGCACCCCGCCCATCTCGGTGAGGACCGCATGGAGTGAAGCCTCTACCATGAAGCTCTTCCCCTGAAGCTCGATCGGCACCCGCTTCTCGTCGGCCGTGGGCTCAAAGGCTAACCCCTTATTCTCGGGATCGTAGGGTCTCATGTCCTTTCTCGTTGCCAGTTGCTTCGTCCATGGATAGATGTGTCCTCCATCCTGAATCAGGTATTTTCCTTTCGGGTCCAGCGCCATGATTCAAACCTCCTGTTGTCGTTTAATGCTCCGGGCGTTCGCGCCCGGAGCGGTTTATGGAAACGTTGACTACTCCGCCATGTAGCCGGGCAGGAACAGAAGGAACGACCCCGCCGCAAGGTTTGCCGCACGGACAGTGAAGTCGATGGTGTCGGTAGCTTCGAAATCGTACCCGCCGTAGTTGTCGGTTCCCCACGTCGCGTCGTCGGCAACGAAGGCAATGGTTCCCGCCGCGCCGTCGAGAGCGGTGGCGTTGAAAATCTCGGTGCTTCCCGCGATGCCGATATCTCCCGTTGCGCTTGCCGTTCCTGCTACGACGGTCTTAAACGATC